ATCATCATATTTTTCGTTTGTCGTAACTGTATAAAGAGCATCCATCATCTGAGCTCTTAATTGAGGTGGCAAATAGTGCATATTCAGCCCTAAAAAGCCCCCTTTTGCTTTATTTATTGGAAAAACCAGTGGAAATTTATCATAATACGGAAGTGTGTCTTTATGTTTTGGGTCATATTGAAAGAGATACATACTTCCTATAACTTGTCTTTGGCGACTACGTTTGTCAGTCCTTAATTCCTTAATCATATTTCTGCCGGTGACTGCGATTGGGTCACTTTCGTCTGCACCAAAAGAACCTCTTGCTGCAAGTTTTGCTTGCTTACGATACCAGTCTCTTGCCTTTTCTGTTCTAGCTGGTACTTGACCTTGTCTAATACCTTTAGCCAATACATCGGTAAATAATTTAGCAGCCAATTATCTTGCTCCCGGAATATGTTTTTCTGTCATTATTGTCCATAGCCATCCTCGGTCAGCACAAAAGTTCTTTGCTGCCTTCCATTTGGCCTCGTTTATTCCCCAAGTTTTAACCTCATTTAAATATCGCCTTGATACTCTACCCGTCTTAGTTTTATTTCTATTCTTTGGGTCAGGCGGTCTACATTGACTACTTGGTTTAATTTCAATCATAATAGTTTGGGGATTACCATTATCATCTCTTTTATGTACGACCACATCTGGGAAGTACCTATGCATTTTACCATCAATAGGAGACCTATATGGAACAATCACTTCTTCTGATTGCCACCATATCACCTGAGGATGTAAATCAAGCCATTTAAACACTTTAAATTCCCATAAAGACCTATAAATAATCTTTGTGGGATTTCCTTTGTATTTGGCTGGATTTTTGGGGCGAAACCCGCCTCTATAAGCCATAGTCTATTTCCACTTTGTATATAAATAATAATTAAATGTATTCGTAATAGATATTTATCCAAACCGGAAGATAATAAATGAACAAAAACTCAAGTAAAACAAGTACATCTCCAAGTGCCGTAATAAAACGTGCGAAGAGAGATAGTAGTCAGACGTCTGAGCTAAGTTTTCCAGCTAAAAACCACGTTCATGGTATTCAACTTATCTTTAAGGAATACAGTTTTGCTGGGTTAGTTGCAAACGGGTCAGGCCGGGCACTTAATAGTGTACAACAATCTACTGCCGGTAGTCATTTTGCCGAAAAGAAAACACAGCAATCCTTTTTCCTTCCGTTTCCTACAAGCTTGCAAGACAGCACAGGACTTTCATATAATAATTTTGAACGAGATCTTGTGATGTCAGTGGCTGGAGAGGCCATATCATCTCAGGCGGCCCAATTTAAAGACAAAGGTGTCGGAGAGGCTACTACGGCTGTTAGTCAATTACAAAACTATGGTGCAGGTTTGGCCGATACATATAACGGAACCGAAGGGAATACTCAGGCAAAGATGCTTGCAGTAGCAAATAAAGTTGCTAAAGATGCAGGCAATAAACTCGAATTAACAGGTAATTCTGCAAAATTGTTTGGTGCTTATCTAGCAAGAAATTTTGCAGGTGATATAAGCAAGACCATCGCAATGGATGCTGGCCAGGCAATTAACCCCTCTGAAACATTGTCTTTTGAAGGTGTTGACCTTAAAAGTTATACCTTTGATTGGGATTTATATCCAGAAAGTAAAGAGGATTCTGACAGAATTAAACAAATTATTAAAACATTAAAACGAAGAATATTACCCACAACATCTGGTGGTGGTTTCGGTGAATCTGCAGGAAAACTTTTAAGCGGTGTTGGCCTTGAATCAGCAGTTGGTACAGGTAGTGCAATTCATAGAATGTTTTTAAGATACCCAGATGCTGTGTACATAAATTTAATTGGGGTTGACCCAACTCATTTCCCACAATTTAAACCGGCAATGTGTACGGGTATGGATGTTGATTATGGTGCAGCAGGAAGTATGGTCATTGCAAAAGGTGGTCGCCCTGCGGCAGTTAATATTTCCCTATCATTCTCCGAACTTGTTATTCATACAGCTGAGGATTATGGTGAGGAGGAACAAGTATTTGAAAAAGGTTCTTCAGAAACACCAAAAACCGGAGGTGCTAATTCCTAATGAAATATTTTGAAAATTTTCCAACAATAAACTATAATGGTCGTAGAGTAAAAGACATTACCAGACGTAGTGCGTTCTTAACAGCTGTGCAAAATAATCCTTATGTGTATTATCCTTACACAGTAAGTAGTAATGAACGTGCTGAAGATGTTGCAAGATTATATTATGGTTCTGTTGACTATGTTTGGCTTATCTATTTAGCGAACAATATTATGGACCCATATCACGAATGGCCAATGAACGAAAACACATTTAATGATTATCTTGTCGATAAATATGCTGAACAATCTCAGCAAACCGGTGAAGATGTACTTGACTGGATTCGAGATGAAGCAAGAGATGAGAACATTATATATTACATAAAACAGGTATAACAAATGGCAGCTATAGATGATATTATATTGGCACCGGAATCGTTTCAGACGATTTATCTTCGTAGGGAAGACCGTGTTATTATGAGAACAGAACGTGGAGCAAAGATTATTATTAAGCGTATTATCCCAGAGGATTGGAAACCTTATAGAATCTATGACTATGAACTTGCTCTTAATGAAAAGAAAAAAGAAATATTTTTATTTGACAAGGCATTTGTAGGACAAATCAGTACCTCATTTCTCAACAGCATAAGCTCGGAATAATATAGTATGGAAGGGTTTAATCCATCAGCTTGTCAAATTGAAGAAGCGATAATAAGAAAACCTAATGGTGATACTAAGAATATTACCGCATTAATAGCAGAATTTGGCTTTAGTCAGTCAATCGAATCAATATCATATAAAGGTCAATTACAAATATATGATGGTGTGGGTGTTTTGGAAAACTTTGGACTGTTCGGTGAGGAAGAACTTGCAATTGTTGTAAAGGCATTTGGTCTTAATACAGTAGTAGAGCTTAAAACACAATTATACAAAATTGATAATATTAATAGAAGTGATGATGGTGGCTCATTAACATATACCCTACACTTTATTTCACAGACAAGTTATAAAGCAGAATTGCATAAAATCACTGAAGCATTTAGAGATAAAACTGGTGGACAAATTGCCACAGATATTTTTAAAAGATATTATAGTAAAATAGAAAAAGTAAACCCTAAAGATGACTTGTTGGGGGAAACACTACCCGCAGATTTTAAAGCCAAGAAATTTAAAATATTGTCAGATAAAGGCAGACGATTTTATTCGCAAGGATCTGATGGTAATTTACAGTTAATTATTCCAAATTATAGGCCATCAAAGGCATTAGAATTTGTTGCAAGTAAATCATTCAGTAAACAAAGTGCAAGCAATTCGTATAGATTTTTTGAAAATTTTGATGGGTACCATTTTGTGACTGATGAATTTTTAATGGAAAAGGCTAAGGAAAATTCCCAACAAATTAAAGATTTATATTATTTTCCTGTTATGTCAAAGAATCCTATAGAGGCCTTTGACCAAATAAAGAATCTGGAAAGTATTAGCCAAATGAGAAGAGTAAATACTGGAGAAGATTTATATTCCGGTGGATATGCAAATAAGGTTGTAGAGATTGATTTACTCCAACATAAGGTAGATTTTAGAACATTTAACTATTTGGATAATGTAAATTACTTTACTGGTGCTGGAAAATCTGCATTAAAAGATGATGTGCATTCAGAAGATTTTATTAAGGAAACCTTTACGGAAAAGAATGCAAGACAATTTATGGTATTCCGTGATTACTCTGGCCCTGGTCATATTGAAACTCCCGCGAAAGATAGGATAGTTCGAGGTGACCAATTTTATTCGGAAATTGTATCTAATAGAGTTGCATATAACCATCATTTAAATTCATCAAAAGTTGCTGCTACAATAAAAGGCAGGCTTGATATTCAGGCTGGACATGTTGTAGCTGTGATTATGCCAGAAGTCTCAATATCGGATGATAAAAATAAATTAAATAAACAAATGGGTGGTAGATATCTTGTGCATACGGCCACACAAACAGTTAAAGATAATACTCTTACAACACAGTTGACTCTTATAAAATATGGAAATACACAATAATGGATACTGCAGGCTTAACTAATCCTCTATTCTTTGTCGGTGTCGTTGAAAACATCGAAGATAAAAGACACGAAGGACGTGTACAAGTTCGTGCGTTTGGCACACACGGTACAAATAAAGAAA